TGTAGAGAAACAAGCACGGCTCTATTGTAAAGATAACCAAAACAGGGAAAAAATTGTATTTGGTGCCAGTACAAGAGAAAACGAAGACCTTTTAACTCTGCGTGCTTTACAAGTTTTTAAACAACTAGGAAAGGAACCGGATGAAGTCTGGTGTGCGATAGGAAGCGGAACTCTTATTACTGGTATCAGTCGAGCTTGTAAAACTGCCAAGGTCTATGGTGTTCAAGTGGGAGCTGAGTTCACCCCCAAAGAAGGGATAAATAATATACACATTATCAAGTATGAGAAGCCATTCGATAAACCAAGCAAATTCAAATCACCATTTCCTTCTGTGGAGAATTATGACTTGAAAGCGTACGAGAAATGCGTTGAACACAATAAATCAATGTCCGCAGACAAATGTGTGTTATTCTGGAACGTTTACGGTAGTTAATTAAAAGTTTTCTGGTACGTATATATATATGTCTAATGAGTATTAATTCTAAACAAATAAAGTTTCCAGATGTCAAACAATACTTAAACAAACTCAGAAATATTGATTTACAAAATGCTTCTGAAAAAAGTGAACTATTGCATGGTGGTCAACAGATAGTCGTAACCTTGTTTTATTTGTATTTAATGAAAAAGTACTCGAATAATTTCTGCGTTTTTCTGAGAAATAACCAAGATTACAAAGACGATGGCAGTAGTATCTATCATTTTGGACTTTATATATATTTTCGCGACGGGGTTATGACAAAAAGTAATGGTGATGATAGTCTTCAGTTCTTAAGTGATAAGTTTAACAGTTGCTTGATGATGGATAATACTATTATTTTAATACCTTTAGACATCGTCTTCCAGCCCGAAAATGAAGGTCACTCTAATATGCTAATATATAGGAAATTTAATAACACACTTGAGCACTACGAGCCACATGGTCATGAACTCCAGGTAACACATAAAAATCAAATTAATATTGCTATCGCCAAATTAATTAAAAGGTTTCTAGCAAAAGTTAATCTTGAAAAAATGAATTTTGATAAAATTAGATTTGTCAATGCAGAACAAAGTTGTATAAAATTACCTGATGTAAAAAGCGGGCACGGTTTCCAAGGGATAGAAAATTCTGTTAATGATAAAGTTGGTTACTGTCAATCTTGGTCATTTTTCATGTTTGAAATGTGTATGTTGAACCCCGAGTTCACCTCACGTGAAATACAAAACGCAACAATAAATACCATTTTTGCTGAGAAAGATAAGAAGGCTAGTTCGGAAAAAAAAGGAGACGTTGATTCTGACGATTATTATTTAGCTAATTATTTAGTTTCTATGATACGAGGTTATACAATAATAATGAATGAAAAAATCAGAAAATATTTTAGCAGGATTTTTCGTTTTAGTATTACTGAGAGAAATTTGAATAACCCTGACTTGAAAGAATCATTTAGAGAACAAATAATACAATTCGTCTCTTTGTTTCTACAATATAATAAGGCGTCTGAAGAGGAAGTAAAAAACGAAATAAAAACATTGAAAAGGGACATTAAAACCTTGACCAAAAAACAAAAAGGTAAAGAATTTCTTGACATGGTGAACGACCAATTTAAAAAAAATAAATTAACATCTAGAAAAACCCAGCTGGAGTCAGTGAGAAAACTAGGAAAGGCCAAAGATTCGTCTATTTTTAGCATAGATTCAAAAACAAGTTTTCACAGCTCAGTGAGCAGTTTTGCTTCCAACAGAACTTCAAGTTCAAGCCGGGGAGACGTTTTGGATTATTCCAGTGAATCGTCTGGCTACGAACGTGAGTCGCCAGCTTCTTTTATCTCAAAATTTGACAGTATGAATTTAGAAGATTTATTATCGTTTCTCAAGGGTAAAGACTCGAAAGAATTAGAAAAAATTATTACTCACGATTCTTTTTCAGCAGCAGATCGTTTTTTCGATACAGACCCAAATGATACGGAGGTCTTTAGACATTTATCCCAACGTTTTGAAAAATGGTGTCAGTATTTTAAATTTACTATCGCTTCTGATAATGACATTGATTTATTCGTTATTTTTTCGATATCAATGGGTCCTAACAAACTTATTTATGATGTGTTAGATCACTTCAATTTTCCTAGCAATTTTAGTGCGGAGGAAGTTGAAATGTCAACACAAAAATTTTACAAGGCTATTATATTAACGATTTTGGATCGTGACGCACCAATTTCAGGCGGTAATAATGTAACGAAAACGTTAAGGCGTAAGAACAAAAAAACAAAAAAAAGGAAAATCTTCTTAAGAATTAAAAAATAAAACATGGCATTGTTACATAAAATTATCTCTGACTAATACAAAATGAACAAATTATCATCCATTGTGGTTGCTTCAATGACCATGATTATTTTAGACGCAATCTATCTCAGTGCCTTCAGTAGATTTTTTAATCATCAAGTCTCACTCGTCCAAGGAAGTGACATAAAATTTAAAATACTTCCGGCGGTTCTTACTTATGTGTCATTAGTGTTTGGGCTGTATTACTTTATTATTCGCGAGAGAAAGGCTGTCCAGGATGCCTTCTTATTGGGACTTGTTATATACTCTGTGTTTGAATTGACAAACATCACCATTTTTAATAAATGGAAAATGTCATCGGTGATATTAGATACTTTGTGGGGAGGTGTTTTATTTGCCATTACGACATGGGTAACATATCGTGTTCACCAGTAATACTTATAAAGAAGACTATTTAAATTAAATATTTGGCGTTTGAAATGTTAAAAGGTATGTAATAATTTTTAAAGTTATTTCATTCCTTCTTCTCTCAAAAAACTTTTGTGAAAATCATTATATTTTATTTCAACACCAAAAATTTCATAAACTTCCAGGTTTCAATGACTAAACAGGCTATAACCCCTTCATCCGCAGACAAGGCGGAGAAAAAGCAGTTGAGGGCGGCGGAAAAGGTGGAGAAGGCCACAGCTATTAAGCAAGCAAGGGCCCTCTATACTCAAGCAAAAAGGGCCTATAAAAAGGCAACATATGTGAGTCGTTATACTGCGTATTGTTGTCTTCATGGCGATATTGGCAACAAGTTGCTTCCTGAGCAACAACTAATGTATGACGAGATGCTTAGAACAGAAAGTATATGGGATACGTTAAGAGGGGGGAAAAAGCATGTTTTTAAAAATTCATGAATATACACATATTAATTTTGAATACGTAACGCTTACAATATGTAGTATATTTTATAGTTGTAATATATATTATTTTTAAAGTTAAAATGACGAGTACATTATCAAATAAAAAAATAGATTTTCCAGACGTAGAAGAACCTTTAGATAGATATCTTCGCACAGCCACTAAACACTACCACTACAGCTCGGAAGATACTCTGTTTAGAGGTAATCCCGTAATAGTCAATTTATTTTTTTTGTACTTAATGAAGAAGTATTTGAAATCCATATGTATTATTACATTTATGAAAACTGAAACAATAGAACCATCCGATCGTTTCTATTTTGGTCTACATTTTCAACTAAAAAAAGGGGTTGTTACGGATAACAGTTTATTTAATTTTCAAATTTTATCACGAAACTTTGTGGAGTGTTTACAAAAGAAAAACAACCCCATCATTTTAGTACCAATCTCCATAAGCATCATAGATAAAAATGGTCAAAAAGTTGGTCACTCCAATATGTTACTTTACAGAAGATTCAACAACACGATTGAACATTATGAACCGCATGGTGAAGCACTAAGAGTTTCTGGCCAAAATGGCCGTAAGGGGATTGAAAAACTTATTAAATTGTTCGTCGAAGAAATCAATAAAAACTTGGAGAAAGAAGAACACGTTCTTCTGGTTCCTTCCGAGGATACTTGTCCTAATTTACCAAATTTAAAAGGGATAGGTTTACAAGGACTTGAGAATATTCAGGAGGAAAAAATTGGTAACTGTATGACTTGGTCTTTTTTTATGTTTGAAATGTGTTTATTAAATCCTGAATTTACTTCACGTGAAATACAAAATTCAGTATTGAACTCTTTGGCTAGACAAACAGGTTACAAAGAAGATGATACTATTGATTCCGAATATTACAACCACACTTTACCGCATTACTTAATTCAACTGATATTAGGGTACGCAGTAATAATGAACGAAAAAGTAATAAAATATTTCAGTAAAATATTTAATGATGATATTAACAAGGATAACTTAAGGAATCCTCATAAAAAGGTAGAATTTACTAAAAAGACAAATGAATTTATTTCGTTATTATTATATTACGACACCAGACCAGATGAAGAAATAAGAAATGATATCAAAGTACTTAAATTAAAAATTAAAAAAAATAATCAAAAAAAACCAAGCAATGAATTTGATATTTTTAGAAAAGATAATGAAATTCAGTTCCTTACTCAGCAAAAGAAACATCTTGAAACAGTACGTAAACTGAAAAAGGCAAAAGACTCTGATTCTTTGAAAATTGACTCAAAAACAAAATTTTCTAGTAATGTAAGCAGTTTTAATTCCGAGCCAAGATCGAATTCGCCTGGTTATGGCCCGAATTCGCCTGGTTATGGCCCAAATTCGCCTGGTTATGGCCCAAATTCGCCGGGTAATGCTTATAATTCGCCAGATTATTCTAAGACATCCCCCGGCTATGCCCCAGATTCGCCGGAATATTCCAAGACATCTCCGGCACCACGAAATGGTGGTAACAACAAATCTCGTAAGAAAACTAGATTACGTTACGGAAAGACAATTAAAAATAAAAATAAATATAGAAATTTTAATTTTTAAAAGAAAATATATTATTAAAAGTCTAATAACATATTTAAATAATTTAATTCATCGTATTTTTAATCAATTTTGCTTCGCTTGTCTTTATGAGTCACATTGGTTTCGCTCTCTTCTACGCAGTGTAAAATGCAATCCGGGCAAAGCATTCCTAAATTGGTTTCTATAAAATAATTTTTGGTGAAGTCACGAAAACAATCCGTGTTGCTGCATGGATCTCCGGCTCCGTATTCCTCACCGACACGAAATTGTTGTGTTTTGCGGATTAAGTCAATTTGAAGTGCTCGTGTTCCATGAGTTTTATTGTACTCTAATGTCTTCTCACTCTCTTCAAAGTAATCTATTAACACCTCTTCCTCGTCTTCGGTGTCACTTGGTCCGAAAATATATTCTATTGTTTCACGCCATTTTCTTGCCGCCTTGTCCGCTTCCGATTCCACCGCTACCACACTTGTATTATCATCTTCATCAAAATCATCGAATGTAATATTGCTAGCAGAAGGATAAAAACCAGTTAATACATGACAAGCACGTTGAGAAAGACGACTATTTTCTTCGTGACAGTAGGCATTTGACATTATTTTTTATTATACAGATATGTGATTTATGTTTTCTTTTTTATTGGATAAACTTTTTGAGCCGCAAGAGAGAAAGGGTTCCATTAATAGTATCTTCAAACGACAAACTGAAAAGGGTATTTTAGTTAAACATGGGTCCGAAGTCATCCTTTTTTAGTGTTAATTTTCCCATGTTGTAATTGCGTGCCATATAAAAGATAAAGTAGCCAAATAAGGCACCAAACATTGCTCCAAAAATAACTTGGGCAAGAGAGTGGTAAAGATTATTTAAACGTTGAAACATGGTATTGCTAGCAATTAATAAATAAAACAGAGTTATTTTCTTATCATGAAATACCAAGTAAACAAAAATAGTTGAAAAGATGACCGAGCTGGTATGCCCTGATGGCATACCATATCGATCGCTAGGAATATTATAATAATACCGATGGAGTTTATTATACTGAAGCATTTCATGAAATAATTTTTGATTTTCTATGGGTCTTGGTTGCTTGATGATATTTTTTAGCATGGAATTTATTATCGTAGCGAAAAAGAATCCAAAGACATAATAAACTGCGAAATTGGTCTTGAGACGGAGTAAAAATAATGTTGTTATGAAAAGCACCTCCGGACCAAATTCTCCGAGTATGTCTAGTAGTTGCTTGATCATATGCTTATATATATATATATAATATTTTTAATATTGATATAAGCATTCGCATATTAAAGTAATGCACCAATCAAGACCATTTAAATTAATAGGATTTCCTCTATCGTTTAAAAGACGAATACGAATTCTATCCACATTAACCGGACCAAAGTACGTACGTACGTTATCCTGTAATGAACCACTAAATTCTACCAAAAGTGTTC